TCATACGCTTCTTGTAAGAGTTCTTTTTTCTCAGTTAACTGATTAGTTCTCTTTGTGAAACGCTCAATCAGTTGTTCATAGTTTTCAGTTTGTTTCATAATTTTCCTCCAACTGTTCCGTCATACGGGTCTGATGTGCGACAGTTCGCCCAATTTGTAGCGACTCCTTCGAGATGAAATGGTGTTCCTTGAGTGACAGCTTCCCTCGTAAGTCCTGTGATGAGTTCCTTACCGTCTTTACTAAAGCTAGTCCACGTTCCAAAGCGTTTCTTCTCGACACGGAATTCTCCATAGGGCGTTTCATGCCATTCGTAGGTTTCATAATCTCCACTCATGTTTTTCTTGTGTTTTATTAAGGATAATCACTCGGTTACCATCATGTGTGAACACAAGTTCATCATCATGGTCCCAACAAAGTTCTTCATACAAAGAGTTTAACCTCCTCATATCTTCCCACAGGGCATTCGGGTCAGTCATCAACGATTCATTTTAGTTTCAATATTTTCTTTGATGCTGCCCATATCAGAATAGGAAGCATTCATACCAGACATACTACCATCATATGTGTCTGTGTGCATAACCTCATCATATCCTGACCTCTCTAGGATCTTGCCTTTGATCTCTAGCTGCTTCTTTTCTTTTTGGATCCTACGCAAGAATGCGTAGTAAATGATCTGAGTGAAATAAGCAAATGGGTTCTTGGATTTTTCTGGGTCGAAGTTGTCAATATACTGGAGGCAATTTTCAATGCCGTCACAGATCATGTCCTCACGGAACATATAGTTGACAAAGTTTGGTTTATAAGATAGGTGTGTTGCGATCTTTAGAAAGCAAGAACCAATATAATTGGTGACTCGTGGGCGTGGGTTGCCTGCTTCTTTAGCGGCATGAACTTTCTGCCGATAGTCAGTGATCGCAGCAAGGAACTCTTTATTGTTGACGTAGTATTCAGTCTTTTTTCGGGTCATTACTGCATATGCCATGGTTTGTTACCATTATCATGTACTTAGAATAGCACAATGAAATGGATTTGTAAAGGGGCTTGACAGAACCTCATAAACTGAGTACAATTAACCTTGTAGAGGTTCAGGTCAAGGTATTAGCTTTTATTAAAGATATCCTCTAAAGATTTTTTCATTTGATTTACTGAACCTAAGTAACCAGATTCGCGAGGTAATTTTCCTGCTCTTCCAGTTAGACTCTTTCCATTCTCTAACCTTTGTAAGGTTTTTTCATAGAACTCTAGAATCTGTCCATCGATTTCAGTCATCGTCATAATATGATCACGTTTAATAATATACATGTTATCAAACGAGGCGCTGATCCATTCACTAAAAGAAAAACCAGATACTTCTAATTGACCTTTCCTTTGTTTTGCAGCTAGAACTTGGAGCGGGTTTTCTAATAGTACTTTGTCTTCATCCTCTAAGTAACAGACTTTAGATACTATCTCCTCTCCAGTTGTTAATTTTATTGTTGCATAAAATTCTTCATCCATATTAACTTGCTCTAAGGTTTACTTTTATTACCTCATACTTAAAATTTTCATCATTATAAATGTTGACTCTTTCATTCAAGTGCCGAAGCGTATAATTCTGACCGCCGATGTCATCAGCGATATCGTATAAAGTTGCAATATCTTTACCTTCACCTTTCCTAAGTACACGACCAATTGATTGGAGGTTACGAATGCGTGACTTGCTTGGAGAAGCAAATATAATATTGTGTAATCGTTTAATATTAATTCCTGTAGAAAAAGTTCCGTAAGAAGCAATAATAACAGCGTTATTTTCCGTCTCGGTAATTTGACGAACAGCTTCTCTATCTTCTACATCAGTACCACCATGAACAAAAAATAGTTTTCGTTCGGGGTCTATGGTATTATTTATCAACTCATAAAGTGGTTCCCCATGCTTTTCAATGTAGTTAAATAGTACTAGGGTATTGCCTTCAATATCTTTAACTAGGTTTTTAATAATATTATTTCTTCCACGATGCTCTACCAAGTAATCAATCTCATCATGATATGATTCAAAGTGTTGCGGAGCATGTTTACAAAGTAAGATTTTGATCCTAAATTTAGAAAGATAACCAGATTTGATTAGATCATCTGTTTTAGTTACACGCTCACAATCACCAAACAATCCTTCTAGTACCCACTTGTGTGTTTTGCTACCATCAAGTGTTCCAGTAAAACCAAAACGGTACTTGGCATTGTGTAACTTAGTCATGATTCCTGTGAGGGACTTCGACTTAAATAGGTGTGCTTCATCACCGATAACACAATCAATATCATCAAAGTATCTTTTTGGGAACTTGTAGATTGATTGCCAGGTTGAAATAATAATTGGTTTGTCAGTATTTTTATCTTTGCCTGAATATATCTTATGCACATGATCGTCAGCATTCCACCCGTAATCGTTAAAGTCATTGACCATTTGTTCTACGAGGGACGTAGTAGGGACGATGATCAACGTCTTCTTGTTGGTAGCAGTATAGTATCTGACGAGGGCATAGATCATAAGAGACTTCCCAGATCCCGTAGGAGAAAGAAGTAACTTTCGATTATTTTTTATAGCTTCGTAGACTGCACGATATTGATAGTCACGAGGTTTAATATCGCCATGGACAATTCTATCCATGAATGTCTTTACACCAGCAGGAGAAACAAAACCGTTTGGGTCTTCTACATCTCCATACCAATCATTCTTTTCATACTCAATATGGTATTGTCTTTCGTATGCCCATGTCTCTAAATGTTTTCTTAAACCATGATACAATTCACCTGTACCTGGTGAATACAAACGAATAGTTCCATCCCAGTATTTGTATCTGGGATTCTTTTTTAAGAACTTAGCTTCAGGAACTTCAAAGGTAAAGTAATCAGACAATTCTTGATGAACATGTGGTTCCTTAGAATTAATCGTAATGTAAACTTCGTTCTTCTTCTTAATAGAAAGGGTGGTCATCATTGTCCGTTAACAAATTTCTCCCACTCAATGGCACTCTTGACCTGAAACCCTCTATTAGAAATTTGACGCATGACTTGATCCAACCAGTACAACATCTGATCTAGATACTTGATTTTTGCCTCAAGGTTGATGATCTCATCATCACTCTCAAGGTATGTTTTCATTTTCTCGGAAGTCTTAATGCTTGATCCAAATGGTTTAGCGGCGTAGATTTTGGCGTCTGCCTCTCCAGAGTAATACTCGCGCTTTTCCCTAACCAATTTACGGATCTCAAATTCAAGTGAAGCTTTGATCTGTGAGATGTCAGTGTAATGGTTTAAGTATTTATTGTGTTGGAAAGGGATGTTTAAAGCGAGTTGTCCCAGATCTGTGCTATACTGTTTGTTCTTGAATTGAAAGTCAACTGCAGAATCTTCCGCCCAGTCTTCTCTCAATTTTTCAAATTTATTACGAAGAGATTCAAAATTCATAAAGATTTCATTTGTTTATCACGAAGGAAGAACTGCTGGTGTTTAAATGTCACCTCTGCAGTAATATATTCCACATCAGTTATTGTAGCATCAAATTGTAGGTTACTCAAAGATACAGGAAATATATCCCGAAACTCTACAACAAATGCTGGATTGTATTGCGAAGTAGCAATATGTAATTGTGCGTTGGTGTAAATGTCTAACTCATTTGTTGTACGTTGCATCTGATCTGCATTGCCATTATCTCTCATCCATTTATGAATAGAGTTATAATTGACTAGATCTTCGTCAACAATAAAACGCACAGTAAAATCCCCAAACGTTACTCCACCGCCAGGAATGACAGGCACGTTTCTAAAACGAGTCGGTACTTCCGTGGTTGGCATTTGTACGTCAGGAACATTTGCTGATTGGCAAAAGAAATCTACCCCTGCAAATTTTTCTAATTTGAGGAGATAACCAATAGGGTTTAAGAAGTTCCTATTCCTAGGTTGTTCTTTATACCATTCAGCAGACATATCAACTTCCCAAGCTATAAGTATTTATTAGCGTTGAAATACTCTTTGAATAGGAACTTGTTTTAATTTGTCAATAACATCGGATTCAACTCTACTAACAACTTTATCCAACAAGTCCACATCTATGTGCATGAACGGTGGGATGATACCAAGCAAACGAAGTAAACCATCCACAAATAATGCAAGAGTTGTAAATCCTAAGATCATACTGATAACAGTAGCATCCCGATTATGCTTTGCCATTGAAGCTTCATCTATTTTTCTAGCTTCACTAACTGCTCTTTCTACTGCTTCTTCAATTAATATATCAATTTCTTCTTTTGTGTAGTTAGTCTGGTTTGTCTTCATTGTTCCAAAAGTCTTCCCAGTCTTTGTCTGAGTTTGTAGCATCTGTAATATTTTTATTATCTAAATCACCAGTCATCTAGTTCCTCCTCTTCGTCCCATACTTCATATGGTCCGTGTTGCATACGTTTTAACCTTTCAGTTTCTGATTTAAATGATGATGCTTCTGATAACCAGACAGCAAATTTCATTACAATAAAAATTACTGCTAGTGGTGACAAACAAAACAATAATACTAATGATTGGTTCATTGCGAATATTCGTTTAGTATATCTAGCACAGTATTCAAAGTGTCATGAGCACCATCGTGCCATTGCCCTGTTCTCTTGTCGTGTACTCCATCGTATAAATCTGTTTTTAATTTATACACCTTTGCAAGCATATCAGTTTTATGTAAGCTACCACGGGGCATAGTAATTCAGAGATACTGCTTCTATTTAAGCACAAAAAAAGGGACCCCGTAGGGTCCCTGTGTTGATTTCGTAACCGTATCAGGTGAGGTTCGCAACGCGAACACGTCTGTAATACTGGTTGCGGTTGTGTGTAAGTGCCTCGGCATCAGGTGTGCCGTTGCTCTGTACAACGAATGGGTTAGCAACCATACCGTAGCGTGTCTTGAAGCCAATCTTGGGCTGGAAGGTGCTAGGGTCAATGCTTCTGAGCATTTGTAGGGGAACGTATGGGCAGTAGAACAGTCCACTGTCATAAGGTGAAGAACCCTTATAACCAACTACGTAGTAGTGGGTGTTAGAAACGTTAGCAGAGTAAGGATCAACAAAGACCTTAATGCGTCCGTTCATTGTACCTACAAGTAGGTTACCTGTGTCATCAACTTCACCGATGGAAGGACCACCAGCGCCGCTTAGACCTGAGGAATAGTCGAGTGTGCCAGACATGGCAAGAGCAGAAGCTACATCAGCAGAAGTGATGATGAAGTTGCCCTTTCCTCTACGAGTTTGCTGCGCGATAGCGTTAGCATCTCTTTCAATCTGGAACATAAGTCCCTTGAATTTCTCAACAGACCATCTGCCGTTGCTGTCAACGTCGAGGTCAAATACGCCAGCGTTAGCAACGTTGTTCTGTGCGCCAGACTTAGCGACAGTGTAAACGGTTCTAACAACTTCACGGTTGATTTCAGCAAGGATCTCACTAGACAGTAAGTTAGCAAGTTCCTGCTCAGCATCAAGACCATGAATTGCTTTCAAGTCTTGAGCAAGTTCTAGAGTGTATTCTGCTTTCAAAGCACGAGTCTTTGCAGTAACAGAAGTCTTCTCGATGCTGAAGCTCATCTCGTTGAATAGGGTTGAACCCGATCCTAGTGCTTCTGCATCTTCTCTAGCGATGTTGCCTGCTTGGCGCTCGTAGTTAGCAGCAGTTGTGCCGCCGCCTGTAGCGTCGTTAAGCAGTGCAGGGTTAGCATCAGTAGTACCACCGTCTCCAAGAGGAGAAACGGGGTCGTTGTATGCTGCAGGACCCTGTGAGTTACCAGAGAAGTTGGTGTCAGGCTCGTTGTAGAGTGCTTCTGAACCAGCGCGTAGTGCAGCGCCATTCTCTTGGTAATGTGACTTCATTGCAAAGATTAGTCCAGTAGGACCGCTCATTGGTTGAACGCCACAGATGTCGTATGCTACCAAGTTAGGCATGGCACGACGGATTAGGGAGATCATTACAGGATCGAAACCTGCAAGTCCACCAGTTTGAGTACCGAGACCGCTACCAGATAGTGCGTTTGTACCGATAGCACCAACAGTGTTGGATGCTTCGTTGATCATACCACGCTCTTCACGTAGTTGTGATTCTGTGTTTTCTAACAGAACAGCGGTAACAGCCTTTCTATAATTGTCTTTGATGGCAACAGAGCCTTCATGACCTAGAACAGGTGCCCACTTTTCGGTTAGAGCTTTTGAGTTAAACATTTTGTTTAATTGCTCCGAATTAAAAATTTATGGGTTAGTTATTATCAGGATTTCCAGTGGTTGAGTGCGGTAAGGTATTGTGCCATTGCTGGTGTTACCTCTGCGTTCTCTCCTTCTACTGGAGTTTCGTCTGCAACTTCACTTTGAGTTACAGTTGCTTCCTTGAAATAGGACTCCTTAATGGTTTTCACCTTCTTGGAGAACTCTTCCTCGGTAGTAAACTCAACACCCTCAGAGAGTGCAGCGAGTTTGTCCTTCTGAGTATCTGCAAGTCCTTCTGAAACAGTGTTCAGAATATTGAGTTTGGCAGTCTCGTTAAGACGTTGTTGTAATTTCACATTAGCTTTGACCTGTTCGTCAAGGCGCTCTTCCATTTCACGAATAGAGTCAGCCATACCTTCTACCACGTCAACTTTCTCGTCGGGGATAGCGATATAGTGCTCTTCAAAGAGACCCTTCAGACCTGCGATGAAGTCTTCAGTAATCTCATTTCTGATTCCACGGTCCACAGCAACTTGGTTTTGCTCCATCCATGTACCGATGGCGTAGTTCACAGTGCCGTTAACTTCTTCGGATAGTTCTGCCTTAGCGGCATCTACTTGCTTATCCAATTCAGTGGCAAAGTGTTCTACAAGCTTGTCATACTCTTCAGAAATTTTTGCTTTAACGGCAGCTTCAAAGATTGTCTTTGCCTTTTCAGCAAACTCTTCTGAGAGTTCTGTGCCCTCTACTAGGGCAGCAACGTCAGCGGAAACATCAAGTTCCTCAAACGAAGGTTTGATAGGATAACCAACAGGACCACCTACCTTGGTTCCATATGCAACTTCAGCACCAACTGAAGGGGCAGCATCAGGAGAGTCGCCTGCACGCTGTTGAGGATCACCCGATACTTGAGAGATGGGTGCAGCGGCTTTAGCGCCAGGATTTTCTTCGCCGTCATCGTCGTCTTCGTTAGGAGCAGTCGATGTACCACCAAGATCAGTTACTGACTGACCTGCTGGAGCAGCAGAAGGGTCTACTTTTGGTTGGGGATCTTTGCCGCTACCAGAACTAGTCTGTGCGTCAGAGACCTGAGTGGGTTCACTACCAGTGCCAGGGATAACAGTTGCAGAAACAGTAGGCATTGGATCTGCCGCGTTCTCTACGATCACCTTTTGCTCGGTAACGAATTCCTCAAACTTTTCGTTAAGCTTGTCTGACATTTGAGTTTACCTCGTAATTTCCGTATTATTAATCTAAGTTTATTTATAGAATCAAAGATTTGAGAGGAAATGCTCAAACACTTTGAGCGTTTTCTCTTCCATGGAGCGGCGGTTAGCACCTTCCATGTATCTCTGGTATTTAGCAACTTCTCTTTCTTTTAAAAGACCGTTGTCCCATACCCATTCTTTACCTTCCATAATTCCATTTACAAAAGCATCAGGTGCGGAAGGATCTGCTACAATATCTGCAGCAGTTGTAAGCATGAAGTCATCTGCAACAACGTTGCAGTCTTCACTTCTTTGAATGCTTCCCATACCACGAGAGGAAACACCTAACTGAACTCCTTCGCCAAGTAGATTCTTAGCGATGTTACCCATTGGGGTATCTAAAATTTGTGCCTTTCCAATAAAGTTATTACCCTCTGCTTTGAGAGAAATAATTCTATGCGACACTCTATCGAGATTGATGGTAGGACCATCTGGATGTCCGAGTTCACCTAAAGCACGCTTAGATTGTACGTACTCTTCATTGTATCTCTTGACCTCTCGCTCAAGAACACTATAAGGATACATACGACCATTGCGGTTCTTTAGTTCTGATTGAAGGAATACACCTTCAATATACAGAAGTTTTTTTCCGTTCTTCTCCTCAGTAAGGAGTTTAACGTTTTCAATCGTTTCCGTTATCAGTTTCATCGGGTTCTTCCGTTTCGGTAGGTTCGTCAAAGAATGTATTTGCTACCACTTTTTTGTAACCTGCCATAGCTTCGGAAGCTTTGGAAAATAACATGTCATGGATAGCATCGATTGCAGATGCTCTTTGATTATCATTGATTTTTCCAACGATATCTACAGCACCTACTTCGTTATTAACTTCAGTGTTTTCAGGCATAATAATGATTCAGTATATTTTATTTATTATTTGGAGAAGGTTTAGGTGCGGATTTTGCTCTTTTTAAATCTCTTTCGAGCGCAGCATCAGCTGAGGCAGCTTCTCTTTCTGCAGCATCATCTGCTTGCATACCTTGAATTTCAGGGGCGAGTGCCTGATTTGTTTGCTGCATGTTATCAAGAACATTGACTTCTACAGGATCGATAGCAAGACCAGTGTCAATATCTGACCTCATCTGTTTATCAATCTCACGCATATCCTTAGCAGTTTGTCCAAGAATTTCTTTACGGATATATTCTGTAGAAAAATATTTCCCAACAAAAGGATCCATTTGACTGACAGTCATCATACGTTGGTTCATCATTTCAATGTTTTTTAATTCATTAAAATGATTATCAAATAAGAAGTCATATTGAATATGCTCTTTCATATCATCCCAATCTTCAGGAGCAATTACTCCTTTAAGGATGAGTTGAGTCTTGAGCATGTCTTGGAACATCTCACTGAATCTCTTACGGAGACGACCAATGAACTTCGTGAACTTAAGTTCGTCACGGAGGACTTCAGTGGTCTTACCGAGATTGAATCCTTTATTGTCGTCTGTGAGACGAGAGGGAGGAAGATTGAGAGAGTTATAAAGTTTCTTTTTAAAATACTCAACGTCCTTAAGTTCGCCAAGGTTCTGTCCTCCAGGTAGAGTCGTGATCTCAGTGCCACGTCCACCCTCTCTACGAGGTAACCAGAAATCCTCAAGCATACTCATGTGCTTTTTGTCGTCACGCATCTCACCAGTGTTTGCGTCATACACTAGCTTGTTACGATAGCGACTCATAACATCACGAAGATATTGTTCCGCTTTTACCTTCGGTAGATTACCAACATCAATGTAGAAAATTCTACGTTCAGGAGCACGAGACAATCTGTAGATAACAATTGAATCTTCAATCATTCTGAGTTGATTGAGTGTCTTGATTGACTTGTGAAGAAAACCAAGAGTCATTCTTTTGTTTAAATCTTGTAGTCCAGAGGGACAGAATGTAATTGAATCAGTTGCCATCTTGACACCCTGAGACAAAGACATATCGCCAACTGGTCCTAATACACCACCCTTATAAAAACCTTTTGGGTTATAAAGATAGTAGTCAACAAACGTACCGTATTCATACTCAAGCGCAGTGCCTTTGATTGCCTCACGAGCTAGAGAGTCTTTCGGTTTGTTGTCGATTTTTTGACGGACCTTCTTGATCTTCATCGGATCAATATAACGAAGTTCCGTAATACCTTTCTTTGGATTATCTAAATCGATAACCTTGTGATAATAAAGTCTTCCGTCAATATACCAAGATCTGACAATCTCATGTGCGCGATGGTCAAAGTTTAAAAGTTTTTTGAGGTATTCAAATTCGTCACGAATTTTTCTTTTAATTCCCATACCAGCATCTAGATTATCTAGATTAACTTCGACGGGGGTATCATGAGCATCACTCACAATAAATTCATTAACGACTTCATCAACAGCACTATCAACCTCAGGGTGTAGTGCCATGTCACGATAACGACGGATCATCTCAAACTCATTACGAGCTTGATTATCCGTGTCCACATATGTTCCATAATATCCGCCTGCTGCTACGGCAATTGCCTCATCAGCATTAGGAGGGACAGGGGACTGACCCTTCTGACCCTCCTTGCGATTAATTTGGAAGCCAAATAACTGACTCATGATTACCTATTCAAATAAGTATGCTTCCAACTATTTATCAAACCACGCCGATGCTACTTACGCCGTCGCGTGAACCACCTTGTGCAGTGAAGTAAGAATACTGCCACTCAACTGTGAATTCTTCAATCTGGTCATTGCTATCATAAGCAAGATCGATTGGAGAAACGTTAGTTGGGAAGCAATGCAGTAGTGTATACTGTCTTAAGACAGCTCCACCTGCAGAAGCATCCTTTTCAAGTTGCTTAACAATTAGTTCACCCATGTAACCATCACTCTTGTTAGGTTTGAACAGAGGAGCAGAGTTATCATCGTGAGTATTGATGGTATTTGCCCACTGCTCAAAGAAGGAGCGTAGTTTAAGATCCTTATCGTTGAAGAATGTTGCAGTCCATGTATCGAAGGTACGATCACCTGCGATTTTAACTGTTCTTCCTCTGAAAGGAACTTCGATCACACCCAAGTTAGAACCTGGAAGTGCTGCAGACTTGCACATTACGTTGATCAAGTCTTGCGATTCGGTTTTATCTAGAACATCAGGAAACTTGATGTCAACCATAAACATGTTAGGTTTGACGCCTTGCCCGATATTCTGTAAAAACGAACTTACGTTATTGACTGTTGCCATTGTTTTTTACCTCGTGTTTTTTCTCGTTATATTTTAGATTATCTACCGACGACTTCAGCGAACGAGACACCCGTTCTTGTAGCAGTTACAGTAACTGTTACGTAGTTAATCGAGCGTGTAGGCTTGAGGTAGAGTTCAGCAACAAACTCATTTCTGTCAATGACTTCAGGAGTATTGTTGGTATCATCGCAAACAACTAGGAAATCAGTTACACCTCTGCGTGCCTGAACCTCAGCAAGGTAAGAACCAATAGAGGAAGCAAACCCTGAACGAGTTGTTTCATCATTCTGTTCAAATAGAACTGCTTCTGCAAGTCCTCTAGCTCTCTTCTCAACGTTGAGGAAGAGACGGCGAACGTTAATTCTATCGAATGCAGAGGGAGATGCTAGTGCAGTCTTGTCACCAAATAGGATAGGACCTGCGCCAGGAAAAGCAACGATTGGGTTTACTGCACTGGTGTAAAGATCGTCTCTCTGTGCCTTGTTAGGATTGAAAGCAAGTTTTACAACATTTTGTAAACCACCACGACTAGTTCCTGCAGGAGAGAACCAATCATCTAGAATTGCTGAAGTAGAAACACATAGACCAGCAACGTCACCGTTACAACCAATGTAACGATACTTATCGTTAAATCTATCGTATGTGTACTTAAGTCCACTGTCTTTTACAACATAAGAACTAGAAGAAATATTATCCATAAAGGATAATGTGTTAGCAAGTTGATTTGCAGGTGTAAGTGCAACGCCACCAGAGGTAGCTACTTGAGCACCAGACCAAGGAGAAACGAATGCAATGCAATCCTTTCTGCTATTTGCAACAGAAGCAACAGCTTGTGCTTTAGCAATTGTATCTGCTTCACTAGCACCGTCGCCACCCATTAGAACGAAGTCTACAGTGGTTTCTTCAGTGTCTAAGAATAGATCGTATCCTGCTTGTACTTCACCAGCAGTGTATGCATAGTCATCAGTACCACCAGATAGAGATCCACCAGCAGTAGACTTGATGTATGCAATAACCAATGGAGATGCAGCAGTAGCACCGTAAGATGCAGCAGTAGCGCCAGGATCTTCACCAAGTGTACTAAACTCAGCAGAACTTAATCCTTGACCTGCATAAACATAACCAGAAAATTCATTAAGATAATCTTTCCAATAAGAAGAAGCACCTTCAGGTGTCTTAGCATCAGAAAGTTTTGAAAGATATGTCAATCTTTCAACAATATTGTTTGTTGTTTCATCAATAACAGCAACGTGTACTTCGTCAGCAGATAGATGACGCTCGGAAGCGAAAGCAGAAGTGCCAGGACGAGGAGCAATAGCTTTGTATGTTAAACCAGTTGATCCGATTGGAAGTGCGTTCCAGTCAGAGTTGGTGAAAGCAGACTTAGTGAAACTGTTACCAGTTACTGCAGGAGCAGTACCTTCTTTAATACCAACAGTGTTAGCATCAATAACAACAGTAACTTCGTGATCGTTAGCACCGTCATTAACTGTGCCACCGACTGCAAGACCGTGACCAGCTTTGGTCATCTTTGCATCTGCTACTTTATCTACAATAACAACACGAAGGGTGTTACCATCTGCGCCAGCATCTCTAGCAGCAAATTTTTCAGTAGTTACACCTGCATCGAAGTCATCCTTACTACCAATAAGAACTCCTGTTCCAGAAAGTGTTGAGTTTAGAACTCCAGTAGCTGCACGAACAACCGCTAACGTTCCACCATAACGAAGGAATTCGGATGCTACTAACCAATCAGAAGCGTTTGCCTCATCTGGTGCTCCAAATACATCAATAAGTTCTCTTTCAGAACCAATTTGTACAATTTTGCCTACGGGTCCTTTGCGGAATGAAGAGGACATAGCACCACGAAGGGCACTAGAACCAACTACAACTGCATTGGACAAATCACGTTCTCTAATAACGACACCAGGCGAGACTTGACTTGCCATGTTTTTTTACCTCTAGATATCAAATTTATCTAAATGTATTTAGAAATTCCTCTTGCTCTAGAGGGGAAACAATGCATGAACAACCTACCAGTCTGGATACACCCAATCAGACAAAGATTGTTTCCCCTTTCTATTATTTAGAATTCTGTTGATCGTGCAATCTTTACATTCGTATGAATATGCTGACGGTAATCCTCGTTTAGATTTTCTTGTCATGTAAAAATCTTCTATTAAATTTTTCTTTTTATTACATGATCTACAAGTTCTTTCTTTAAAAAGAAGGTGTTCTAAACTGAACTGCTCCCCAATATCCATCAGTAGTTCCACATATATCCAACTTCTTCTTGCTTGTCTCCGTATGCCCACAGATCGCCTTCTGCATCCAGAAAGGTATCATCACCCATGCCATCATCAATAAAACCAAAAGGAGACATATCCTGTTCAATTTGATTTCTTTGTTCATCATAGATTCTCCTTCTAATATCTTGGTCAGTCATATCTTTAAAATATTCCTGCATGACTAACCATGCAAACAATACCATACACATTACGAGGTCATCATGATAACCTTCATCTGCTTCCCATGCTTGTTTCTTTTGTACAAACGTAGTTAGCTCTTGGAAAATTTGGAAGTCATTAAACAATAACTTATCTTCTTCAATAATAGCTTTGAGATTAGAGCAACCGATCTTCTTGACAGTTACACTCATCTTGACACCTAGTTGTGTTTTTGATCCAGAGAATCCTTGACCCACAACTTGCCCTGCTCTTCCACGCATCGCACACATAAGAACGTTAGGATATTCAAGATCGTAATTAAGAGTAGCAGCAATTGAATCTCCAATGTCATTTACTTCTACCAAAATGTATGGGTTGTTATATTCTTTTGCTACTTGGAAGATGACCGAGGGAAACAGTACAGGTTTAATCTCATTATTTCTGTACTTCGCAACGATCTGATACGGCACACTGGTGATATCAAACACGAGGAAAGCAGAATAGTCGCCACCAATTCCTCTGGCAACATCGACAGTAATAATATATTCGTGATCCTTTTCTGCTCTCTTATAAACGTCAAGTCCTGCATTGCTAGCTATGGGGTCATGGAATGGTATAGTTTGTAATTTGGATGGACTGATTAAGGTATCAGCAGATCCAAGGAAGTCACACTCAAACTCTTGTGCAAACTGTCTGGGTGAAGTGTTTTTAATTGTCTCTTCTTTCCACTTGCTGTCTCTGCCAGGTACTTGAGACCAGTGTACTTCATTTGTAGTATAATCATTTCTACCTCTACTAGCATCCTCCCACATCTTGTAGAAGTGATTCATGCCATTGGGCGTAGAGATAATAATTACTTTCGTTGATTTACCAGAAGTAATAGTAGGATATACTGATGCAAAGAATTGTTCTGCGACATGGTTAGGGACGAATGCAAACTCGTCAAGGAATAGAATGTTGAAGGACATACCTCTAACCGCACTAGCAGAGGTAGAAGCAGCCAATATTTTAGATCCGTTTTCGAGTTCGACATTACCTTTGTTCCATACTAATATTCCATGTTGCATCCACTTTGGTAGATTTTCATACGCAAGTTGTAATCTTCCTAACAGTTCCCTAGCAGTAGATGCTTTGTTTGCAAGAATACCAATGTT